AACGGAGTAGCTTCTGATCCTGTTGCTGCCTGATTTATAAGGACACGAAACTTGTTTGATGCAACATCTTGAATCTCTATATGACCACCAAGAATACCACCTGTCGTAGTGCCGTCTAATGTGATAGTGTCACTATCTGCTGCTGTTTCAAAGATAGAAGCTGTAGCACCACCATCATTTGCAACAACTGCAACACCTGACATTGTGTCATTAGCGTTAGCAACTTGTATCTTATAATTATTAGAAGTTACGGTTGTTTGGACAAAGAAACGATATGTGTTTCCTGTACCTGAAGCGGCAGGTAAAGTTACAGTAGCACCAGATGCTATGTTAAGATTCATTGTTCGACCTGCATGTGCGGCAGCAGTTATTGTTGTATCTGCTGCGATAGAAACCAGAGAATCTGAACCGCTAATAAAACCCGCAGTAGATGTCACTGGGCCTGAAAATGTAGTTGAAGCCATATTAATACCCCTTGCACAAGGTTTAGCCTAGCAGTCTGTGCAACGTCAGGTGGGGCGGAATCCTGTCTGCAAGGCTTGTGTTACCCCAAATGCAGAATAACATACTTTAAAAAAAAAGAAAGGGGCGAGTAAACCCGCCCCCTTTAAAAGTTCAATTGAACTTATGCACCTGGAGATCCAAACATACCTAGTGGATCTGATACACCGAAAGAATAACGCTCTCTCGCTTTGTAGCGAACATTACCTGTATCGAAGTCTCCGTCCATAGATGTCTGCATCGGAGTACGCACAAAGTGCTTCATTCCGTTTGGAACATCTGTAGTTAGGAAGAACGCATCGTTGTCAGTTAGATAATGATTTACACGGTAACCTTCTGGTATGGAGCCATTAGTGTTGATTGCGTTAATATCATTATCTGCTGTTCCTACACGAAGATCTGTTTGCAACAATCTAGTCGCAACAAACATCAATGCAGGCGGAACGATCAGCTTACGAGGACGTGCAGCAATCAACAGACCACGTTCGTCAGTGAACGCAGCAATATCAATAACCGCTTGCTCTAAAGATGTTTCGTTCAAGTCAGCGTTAACAGCAAGCTTGTTTGCGTTTGTAGCACCCTCAACTGTTGGGTGGTTGGTTGCAAACAAAAAGACACCATCACCTGATTGGAAGGTATCAAAGCCTGTGTTGAGCAAAGATGCAGCCTTAACCTGCTTTGTATACGCCATACCTCTAGCAAGTGCTTTAGTATAACGAGCAGATAGTGAATCATACAGATTGTCTTCCATTGCTTCTTCAGTAATAGAAAATCCCATTGCAACCGTTTCGTGGTTGTAACGAGCTGTGAATGATTCTTGTGCATTATCATAAGATATTGATGCACCTTCAGCTTTCACTGGAGCTGCGCCAAATCCTGACAACTTCACTTCTTCTTCAAAACTACGATCTGAGTTTTCGGTTTCATAGATCTCTGCATGTTCGCCTTCGTACTTGTCGTACTCTAATCCGAATAATGCGTTAAGACCTGGTAGTAGCTCTTTGAGGAGCTGTGCGCGTGATATAGCCATCGTCTAAACTCCTTATAAGCCAACATTATTTGTCATTTGGTGAGCACCTGGATTGAACTTAACAAGTACATCTGGAAATGCATCACTTGGATCTGACACGTGAGAAACAATACGGAACGCCGCCGCAGCCGTTTGTACAGTAGCATCCAATGCTGACGTAGAGTTACCTGTCGAGGTAGAACCTGTTGAGGTGCTCTGCGCTGATGCGAAGAATGTGTTTGTACCAATGATTGTTTGAGCGCCTGTACCATCAAGCTGTGCTTGAAATAATACATTTGGATCATCAATCACATAGGCTTTGATTGCACCACCATTGGCTGTGCCAGATGGATAATGCTGATCTTGTATCAGTTGACCTGAAGAGTTAACGTATTCACAACCAACGAAAACGCCTATAGCGCCAACGCCTGAAGTGCCTGATATGCTATTGGAGGTTAGGTCGGAACCTGTACCTGTAGCCAACGCAATGAACCCATCTGCCCCGATGATAACGGCTTGACCATAAAATAGGTTTGTGCCTTCACCTGCGGGATCGATGAGATATTGGTTCGTAGAACCTGCATACGGCATTCCGTCTGATCGTCTAATCGGACGTAGACCGTAGGGAGCTGCTGTAGTAGCCATGTCTCATACTCCTAAAAGTTTAAATTACGACAAGCTACCCTTTCGAGTCACTTGCCAAACGAAGATCGTGTGCTTCGCTCTGGATTTAGAACGGGCATACGAGGGTCTGAGTTACGCAAGTAGCTATTATCCACAGCATCCATTTGGCCTTCGGCCTGTCTTTGCTGTGCATCACGTCTAGCTTGCACATTTTCGGCAGCATTCTGACATAGCAGTAATCCACCGACCTCAATATTGTCTGTAAATCGAGAATCGATATCAGACACAACTTGAAGGTTTGGATGATCCTCTTTCCGAACAGGTGTCCATCCCTCACGAAATCTGGAAGAAACATTCGTATTGTCACTATTCCCAAGTGTTGATGTGCGAATCCAACGGTATTCAATACCTTCTCTGGGTTCGGGGACTGGTAACATTGAAGGTCTCGTCCATGACACCTTACGTTTCGACTCTTCACGAGTCTGTGTGTTGCGTGAGTTTCGGTTCGTCATCGTTTCACTTCCTTCATTAATTGCGCCGCATATTGCTCATTTGTCAGACCAAGCCTCTTGGCGAGAGAGACTTGCGTTGAGGTCAGTTGCACTTTGCGTGGTTTTTTGCCACTTCTAGCAGCAGGGGCAACCACGTTGCCTGTCTGACGTTGGGGTGCGGATTCCTCAAAAGGCCCATCGTCAAATTCTTCTGGGAAGACACGACGCATCGCATCATCGATTTGATTATAGTACTCTTCGGTGTCTGGCGCAATACCACTTTTAATAAGTTTTTCATGAACACCAAAAGCGTATCCTGTCATTTCAGGATCGTACTCCTTACTCCACTCACCAAACCAAGGGTTATCTTCTGCCCATTCTATACCCATTTGACTAGGTTTTCTTGGTTGAATGTTTTCTTGTTGATACTGTGGCTGTGGCGCAGGCTGTGGCGCAGGTCTAGGTTTGTATGAGTCATACTTATCTTTTTCTACACTAAGCTTTGCTATTGTTTCCTGAGCTTCTATAAGAGCATCTGAGTCACCAGTTTCATATGCTGACTTGTAAGCAGCCCTAGCTTTCTCTAGCTGTGCGTCTACTCGACCTTTGGCTTGATTGACTAGAACCGCCTCACCATCATTGATGGTTCTTTTGAGCTTATCGTTCTCCTGTTTAATTTGCTCTGCATAACGCAAAGCTTCATCTTGGAGTCGAGCAGCTTCTTCCTTTGCTCTTCTTTCCTCATGATACTCAAACTTTAATTGTTTAATGCGCTTTTGAACATTCTCATTATAGTTTTCTATTTCTTCATCATCAGGGATTTGTGGCTCACTACCCTCAGCCCTTCTAGGTTTTCCTTTATCCTGTTCTGGAGTGTCATCAACAACTTCTATTTCAAAGCCATCATCCTCATCAACAGCCTGATCTTCTTGGGCATTTTGATCCTCAATGATTTCTTCTTCATATTCTAGATCTTCTTGTTGTGCTCGATTATTCATATTCTTGTATACCCCCTTGGATCTTCTACCACTGCCTCAACAGTGTCATCATTAATAAGACGGAACTCTTTCCCATGTATTTTAAATCGAGTGCCTGAATAAGATCGAAAGATTACAAAATCTCCTTTCTTACAGTACTCTCCATGTGGAAATTTTTCTTTGTCAGCATAGGCATCTGGGCCTAGTTCCATAACAAAACCAATAATAGAAGCAGTCTCTTCTGAGGCTTTAAGGCCATCAGGCATAAACACCCCACCCTCTGTCTTGTCGCTGATTTCTGGTACGCCTATCAGGATTTTGTATCCTTTTGGCTGTGGTAGTTTCGTAGCTACCTTTTCTTCTGTAGTCGTATTTCCTGTATACATTTCAATACCTTGCAGTGATTTAAAGGTTCACAGTCACCTTGCGTGGACATCCACGAGTTCTCCCTGATTTGGACAATAGTAAAAAAATTTTTAACTTTCAATATATCTTTTTTCTATATCCTGTAAATCTTGTCGTATAATTCTAACGACCTCACATCTACCGACTAAACGATTATATGCACTGAGGTCTTCTGCCTGACCAGATGCAAGATATGTTTTAATATCTTCTTCATACTCATCAAGCTTTCGCTTTAGCAGCGAAAACACATCATCACTCATCTCCCTTTACAAGCTCCTTCGCTATTTCAATTCCTAGTTTTGCGCCTTCTTTCTGATCACTACGTTGTGATTTATCTAGATCGGTGGCTAGTTTTACGCCAAGACGTGCACCCTCACGTTGGTTCTCAGCGGAAATACGTTCTTGTTGAATTTGTGCATTTGAACTTTTTGTCATCGCATCAAGCTGCAACTTCTGTGTATCCATTTGGATCTTGTGCTCTAGTTCTCTCTGCTTCATTTGCAGTTCCATCTGTTGCATTTGTACAACAGGATCTTGCTGTTGTTGTTGAATCTGCTCTTGTTGAGCTTCTCCCTGACTCTTCTGCAACAGTTTTTCTGCTGCTTCTTTTGCGAGTCTTGAGATCTCTACCTCTACATCTTCTGGTAGTGGCTGATCTTCGTTTGGCATTTCAACACCAAGCATCTTCTCAACCTCACGTCTATACTGGAATGCAACATGTTCTGTGACATGTGCAGCCATAGCCGCACCAATAGCCTGTGCAAACGGTGACTGACCCACAAGCTCTCGCATCTTAGGATCTTCTATGGCAGCCATATGCACCGCTATATGCGCTTCATGATCTTGATACTTGAACGCTTTAGTTGGCTCTTGCTTGAGCATCATCATGTTTTCTGTGACAGGATCAGCAGGTTTGATATCATCAGGTAGTTTAACAATATCACTTGCGTCCTGTATTCCCAACACCTCTAGCATCTGACGATGCAGCTTCCCCATATCGTATAGTTGAGGAGCTTGTTGAGAAAGCTGCAACGCCGCCTGATACTGCATAATTCTTTGTGACATTGTAGCAGCATTAGGAT